GTCAGATACTTGGTACTCGAATAAGATAAGGGAGATTAGGAAGCAGAGGACATTAGACTTTGTGAATGATAAGTTTAATATTCATTTAGAAGATAATGATGTCGGAGATGCAATTGGTATCGCCTACTATGCCTACAATAACCTAACATCACGATGAAGCTATACGAATCTAAAGATTGGCTATACAGAAGGTATGTGGTTCAAAGAAAGACCATTACTGAGATCGCAAAAGAGGCTGGATGCAGTCATATGACAATCCAACGCTACCTTGAAAAGTATGGTCTAATCAAGAATCAAAGGAAATTTTAGATTTACAAGGCCGTATAAATACGGTATACTATAAGAGTCAGGGAGAAAATAAATGATTATTGGACTAAGTGGATATGCTCAGTCTGGCAAAGATACAATTGCCGAAATGCTAACAATGAACTATGGGTTTAAGAGACTAGCTTTTGCAGATAACATTCGCAAGGCTATCATCAAGCTCAACCCAATTCTTAACGATGGTTCTAGGATTTCTGAGAGCGTAAAGAAGATTGGGTGGGAGCCAACAAAGGCTATACCAGAAACACGCAGACTATTGCAGGTATTTGGTACAGAAATTGGAAGAGAGATGTTCGGTGAAGATTTCTGGGTAAAGCAAGTATTGAAGCAGATCGAAGAAGACGAAATCTACGACCACTTTGTGATTACAGATGTTCGTTTCCCAAACGAAGCTAATTTAATTAAGCTAAAGGGTGGGGAAGTATGGAGAGTAAACCGTGGAGCCAATAAGCCTATCAACTCTCATGCATCAGAATCAGCAATGGACGACTACAAGTTTGATAGAATAATCTCTAATGAGTCTACAATTCAAAGCTTGGAATCAGAAGTTTTTAAGTTAATGAGGAGTTATAATGCCATCCTATCAATATGAGTGTAAGAAGTGTGAAGTTCAGTACACAAAGTTCAGAAGTATTAAGGAAGAAGATCCAGGATACGACTGCGAAAAATGTGGAGAAAAACTAGTTAGATGGTATGGTATTCAGGGTACTAGAACACAGAAGCGTTTGCCAGAAGGCGACGACTTTATTGAATCACAGATGGACTTTTACGCCACAGATACTTGGCAAGAGCACTATGCTAACTGGGATGTGAGACCAGACTAATGCCAACTTATGAATACATTTGCCAGACATGCAAGGGCATGAAGGATGTTATTCGTGGATTTAATGATCCAGAAGAACCAGTTGAATGTGATCAATGTGGAGACACAATGAAGCGTGTATACGGCGTTCCTGGAATTCAATTTAAGGGTTCTGGCTTTTATAAGACAGATCACGGGAGCAAATAATGGAAATAGAAAAGCCTTTTGACCAAATGAATAAGGTCGTGGAGATGAGTCTTAAGGGCTATAATCCTGGGCAAATTGCAAAAGAATTAGAGTTAAAAAGAGCAGATGTTATAAGAACTTTAGAAGAGTGGAAGTCTTATGCACAAAATGATAAGACAATTCAAGAACGTGCCAGAGAAGCACTAACTGCTTCAGATCAGCACTACAGCATGCTAATTAACAAAGCATGGGAAACCGTAGAGCAGGCAGACCTTGCTGCAGACTATAGAACTAAGGTTGGTGCTATCAAGCTTGTTGCTGAGATTCAAGGCAAGCAGATGGAGATGCTACAAAAGGCTGGGCTACTTGATAACACCGAAATGGGTGCAAGAATAGCTGAGGCGGAAGAAAAGCAAGAAGTCCTCATGGGTATTCTTCGTGATGTAACTTCTAAATGCGATAAGTGTCAGAGAGAAGTTAAGCAAAGACTTTCTCGCATATCTGGTGTAGTAGAGCCAGTTGAGGTAGTACAAGTAAACAATGGCTGATTTTAGCGACTTTCTTAATGTACTAGAGGGCGAGGAGTTTGAAGAACAGCCCGTAGAGATTGAAGAGTTTGTTACATCTACTGACTATTTAGGCCTACCACCTCTATCTCAAAACCAATACACAATGATCAAGGCAATGACTCAGGTGTACAAGAAAGATACATTAGTAAGATGGTTGGGAGAAGAAGAAGGGGAAAAGAGATGGAAGCAAACCTGTAACGAGGTTATCTTTCAACTAGGTAAGGGTTCTGGTAAGGACTATACATCAACAATTGCTGCAGCATATATAACATATTTACTATTGTGCTTAAAAGATCCAGCAGTGTATTATGGAAAACCTCCAGGAGATTCTATCGATATTCTTAATATCGCTATCAACGCAGTACAGGCAAACAACGTTTTCTTTAAAGGGTTCAAGCAGAGAATTGAAAAGTCTCCATGGTTTATTGGAAAGTATAATCCAAAAGCTGGGTCCATTGAGTTTGATAAGAGTATTACCGTGCACTCTGGACACTCAGAGCGAGAAGCTTGGGAAGGTTATAACGTACTCGTAGTGGTACTCGATGAGATTTCTGGCTTTGCCCTTGAAAGCACTACTGGGCATGATCAGGCTAAGACTGCTCAATCCATTTATGATATGTACCGTGCATCTCTTACATCACGTTTCCCTGACTTTGGTAAGTTAATTCTACTTTCATTCCCACGTTTTAAAAATGACTTTATTCAGCAGAAGTATGAAGAAGCTATCGCTAGCAAAGAGACGGTAATAAAGACACACGAGTTTATCCTTAATCCAGATCTTCCAGAGGATGAGCCAGGAAATAAGTTTAGTATTAGTTGGGAAGAAGACCATATAGTTGCCTACAAAGTGCCAAAGACATACGCCCTAAAGAGACCGACATGGGAAATCAATCCAACCAGAAGCATAGAAGATTTCAAGATTGACTTTTATAAGAATGCGGAAGACGCATTATCAAGATTTGCTTGTATGCCACCAGAAGCAGTAGATGCTTTCTTTAAGTCCAGAGAGAAGATAGAGACAGCATTTAACAACCCCAATCTAGCAGTAGATTCTTCTGGTAGGTATGCAGAATGGTTCAAGCCGATAGATGATAAGGAATACTTTATTCACGTAGACCTTGCTCAAAAGCATGACCATTGTGCAGTTTCGTTAGCCCATGTTGAAAAGTGGGTTAATATGAAAGTAGGAAATGAGTACGCTCAGTCGGCACCTGTAGTTGTAGTAGATGCAGTTAGGTTCTGGAC